AAATGGTCTATCTCTAAAATCTATTCCTTTAGCTGTCTTAGTTCTAATAATATCTAATAATTGAAAACCAGCTTGTTTAACACCTTGATCTATTGCTCTTGATAATCTGCTTTGAAATGTTTTTAAATTTTTATTAATCTGTTTTGAATTAGTTTTGATTTCAGCAGATATAGCCATTATCTTTGAAGTCTGTTATATCCGTGTAAGTTTTCTCTCTCAGCAGTAGATATAGTTCCATCTCCTGAACTGTCATATTCTACACCATCTTCTAATATCTTTTGGAACTCAACATTGTATTGAGACATATAGTATTCTGCCATTCTTTCGAATCTATCTTTTTCAGTTTCGGGTCTGAACTTTGCTAAAGCTGGAAGTAAAAATCTTCCTAAGAATAAATAAACACCAGCACGTTTGAACTGATCTAAATTTACTTTTGTTGCGTCTAATTCTACTGTGTTTAAAACTGTAATGTCAGTATAAACATTTGTTTTATAAGTCTGCCACCATCTTATTCTTAAATCTCTTAAAATATCATTTGTAGTCTGAGCAAGAAAAAATGTTGTTTGTGAATCTCCTGACGCAATACCAAAACCAAACGCATCAGGTTGATAGCTTGTTACATCATTTGCTACGATTACACCTGTTCCAGTAAAATTACTCATCTTTATCTTTTTTGTTATTAGTTAAATCATCAAATGCGTCTTTCCAAAACTGCATTACTTTTTTATTAAATTTAATAACTTCTTTTTTCCAGTATTTATAACTGTGTAAATCATCTAAACTTTTAAACCAATTATCGAACATTTTATTTCTCCTTTTATTTAGAGGTGGGCAGTCTCCCACCCACCTCAGATACATTACTAAAATTATAGTGCTGAATCTACTGTTACTTGACAGCCGTAGTCATCTTTAACTACACCTGTTCCGTAAGTCATAGTTCCAACGATCTCAGTTGCTCTTAGAGAAGCATCTCTTTGAGTTTCTAATTTTAGATCAGCTTTCATAGCTAAACCTAAAGATGCTGGGTGGAATACACCACCAACAGAATCATCATATTGGTCTACAGATATATTTGCGTTCTCGAATAAGTCGATACCAAATACAGTTCCACAGTAACCAGTTCTAAGAATTTCATCGCCTTTCATTCCTAGAGCATTAGCACCTGTTGAGTAACCAGCATTTGTTAAAGTCTTTTTCAAGTTGAACATAGCTTTTGGATTGAATACACCATAGTATGGTCTTGGTACATTCAATGCTCTTAACGTAGCTTCTGCTTTTAATAACAGATCAGCAGTTAATTCAGTTCCAGCCGCACCTAAATCGTTGCCTGATGCAAAAGATGCGAATAACGCAACTAGATCAGAATCAACTTTTTTAGCTAATGCTTCACCGAATACTTTACCTATGTCAGATGCAACATCTCTAGATGCTGAATCTCTACCTAAGTCAGTAAGAGTTGTCATAACACCAACTTCAGAAGCAAGTATTGTGCTTTCAGTTGGGTTAATTGCTGTGTTTGATAAGTCAGTTGCTTCTGATACTGCAGATGCACTAACTACTGGATAAATAGGTACAGCTATTTGCTTACCTTGTCCGTTTATGTTGTAAGTTGTAACAAGCGGTCTCATTACAGAAGTTTCTTGAAACGTAAAAATCGCTTCTTGAATAATCTCTGTATATAGTTCCGACAATGTTGAACTTGTTGTTTCGTTTGCCATTGTATTTTCCTATTTGTTAATTGTTAATTGTTAATTTAGGATTTAATTTAAAACCAGCTTTAGACTTACGCATTTCTGCATAAATTTTTCTATCTGCTGGATTGTTTAAATCCAAGTCGCCTATTGATACTGGTTTTTGGCTATTACCACCGATAGCACTCAGGCTTCCTGAACCTGACAAAGACCCTTGACGGAAATGTGGGTTACTATCTAAAAACTCTTTAACTCTCTCCTCGATTGATAAAGGTTGTCCTTTTGAATTATATCTTACATTACCATTATTATCAAGCACCTCAGTTCTACCATCATCAGATAATTGTACTTCTGATTTTAGTAAAGCTACGACTTGATCAGGAGAGATTGCTTTATAACTTGAAGCAACAGTTAATATAGATTTATCAACTCTTTCCTTTTTAATTTCTGATTTGTATTTATTTAATTCAGTTTCTTTTTCAGCAATTCTTTGTTGCATAATCTTTTCAAGTTCTTGCTTAGACTTAGCTTCTTCTAATTGCTTTTGTTTTAAAAGTTCTGATTTTTGATTTTCTTCTTCTTGTATTTTCTTTTCGTATTTTCTTCTTTCAGCCATAATACGAGACTCAATAATATTATTAAGTTGCTCTTGGGTAAAAGTTTTTTCTTCCTGTTTAACTTCTTGATTTGAAGTTTCAGGTGCTTGTGTTTCTTGTGCTTGTGTTTTTTGTTCTTCGGACATTGTATTACTCCTTTTATGTTTATATTATTAGTTCTCCGTTATCGTCATACCAATCAGGATTGACGTAACTCCATTGATGACGACAGTTATAACCACCTCTAACAATCAAAGGGTCTCCAGCTTTTTTGCCTGTCCAATTATTGTTTGACCATAGTTCCCTGACTTCATCAATCGTAAAAAGTCCATTTTCACGTTTATTATATACACCATTAATAACATTTCTGCAAAAGTCTCGTGTTGTGGGTATTACGTCTCCATAGTATTTAAGGTAAGTAAGCCCAGCATCATTAGCTTTATTGAAGTTAAGGGTGGCATCAAAATCTCTAAGAGAATCGTTAAGTATTTGACCAGCATATCGTTTCATATTCTCTCCAGCACGATCTCTAGCAAACTTAGTCTGTAATGTTTGCACAGCTTTATCTACTTTAGCTATGATAGTAGCACTTTGAGATGCTTCGTTTGCCTTAACGTAATTAACTAATCTTTGTATTTCAGGGTCATTAGAACTAGCATAGATTCCATTGATTGTTTGTCTTAGTTCTTTTTCTAATTGGGTAAAGTCATTTCCAACTAACGTATTTTGATAAACCTTTTCTGATAATCTTCTTGTAAATGTATTTGATACATCTTTAAACTGAGTGAACCATTGTTGTTTTAAATTTTGTATTAATTGTAAATCGCCTTTAGTAAGTTCTTGAAATTCTACTGGGATATTACCTATTCTTTTAAATGCTTTTTCAATTCTTTTAGCTTGTTCGTTAAAACCATCTCTTACAATTTGATCTGCTAAGGGTAAATATTCTGTGTCTAAAATTTGTTTTATTTTGGGTCTAATTGCGATAGCAGCTTGTAGTTCAATTAACTTTCCATCTTGAATAGGTAAGTCTCTACTAGCAAGTGCTGTAACTTGTGTTTCTATTCTATCTAATACTGTTATGAGAGATTTATAATATTTAGCTTCGGCAAGTTCTATTTGCTTGATACGATACTTTGCAGTTTTTTGAATTACATCTGACATTCATTAAATTACTTCTGCTTCAACTACTTCTTCTGCCTGTTCAACTTCATCTTGTGTAAATGAACCGACCTCAGGTTTTGTGTTAATCTCATCTATGATTTGATTTAATGTATCGTTGTCATCTACTACTGCTTTTGCAATTTCTTTATCAACTTCTTTATTGAAAGTAGCTGATTCAATGTTCATAGCTTTTGCCATTTGGTAGAAAGTTAAATCAGAAGCATAATCTCTAATGTTAAATGAATCAGGGTAATTAATCTCTCCATCAAATACTGTGTTTTGATATTGAGCATATAATCTAAATAATTGTTCTTCTGCTATTTCTATGTTGTCAGCTTTCTCAGATAGTCTAGCATTTAATAATTCAAATTCAGTTTGTAATGCTATTCCTGATGAGACTTGTGCTTTAGTAGTTCTTACTGCGTCTGTATGTGCAATTCTATTAATCGCTTCTACTTTAGTTCTAATTGTATTCATAATAGACTCTAAGTTTTGACCTGATGGTTGTAGTAAGTATGGTTTTAAGTTTGGCTCTAACTCCTCAGGCATTTCAATAATAGCACCAGCACCAGCAGAAGCATTTACACTTGGAGTTTTAACTAATGATGGGTGGTTTGTTAATCTAACTAATTGTTCGATTTCTGAGTAATCATTGTAAATAGATTTTTGTAAGTTTGCTATGTCTGATAAGTCAGATTGACCAATTCCTCTCTTGTGCGATTTGGAATTGTATAAAATAACTGCTGGTATTTTGCCAATCTGATTGTCGGCAGTATCTATCACACGAGGGTTATCTCCGTGTTTCTCGATATATACTGTGTCGATTTTTTCAGGAGTCCATATTCTAAAATACGAACCACCCTCTTTATCAACTTCTTCTCTAATTTTAAGATAATCAAGTTCGTATTTTCCATTTAATAATCTTGTGTAGTTCCAATCAAATACGTTCTCAGGTGTTACGATAGATACATAGGGTCTTATGTCTTGGCTTAATTCATCTGCTCTAGTTCTAGTTTGAACTGGCGGTTTATCTAATATTAATAAAACGTGTCCATAAATAGAAGCATAGTTTTGTGCTTGTTTAATTACTGTATTAAAATTGTTTCCATCTAAGTCAGCATCTCTTATAAAGTTTTCTAAAGTAGGTTCTCCCTCTAGTTCTCCAAACTGTCTTGTTGGTTTTACTCTAAATAAAAATGATGAATAAATTTGTATGATGTTTCGACAATGGTTGTCGCAAGGTGTGTTGTAAAGTCTTTGATGATATTCGTTATCTAATTCTAAATTGTATCTGTTTAAGTATTGACCTACTGTGTAATCGTAACCACCATTATAACTTCTTATGTAGAACTCCCAATTAGCAATAGACTCGTTGTAATCTTTATGAGTATCTAAGATTTGGTTTCGTGTGTATGCCATAATTTGTTTTCTCTTTAACTGACCATCTTTGCGGATTCGTATCAGGTGCTTTTACAGTTAATGGTTTTATGTAATCAACCAAATAACCTAGAGCATCGTTCATATGATCGAAGCCGTCCTCTTTATCAGGAATATTTGTATTTTCCTTATAAATTTGTCTTTGTAAACCTTTTATCAATATTTTACAAGATTTGCTAATAAAAATATGTCTTGTTCCATTTGAATCTTTTAATCTTGAATTAACTGCATTGACCCTATCTCTAATTGCTGGGTGCTTATGTTTAACTTTAACATTAAAACCAGCATTTTGTAATATGCTTAAATCAGTTCGTCCACCAGCAGAAGTTTTACGTTGTCTAGAAGCTGGGTCAGGATAGCAAATGATTTGTATTTTAGTTCCATATCTATCTTGTATTTCTTGCACTAATTCATCTGTGTTAGAACCATAAATAACTATCTCATCTACAAAATAAAGTTTGTCATTTTCCATTTGTGCTACACAAGCTGACATTGGGTCTACGTTAAAGTCTATTCCTATGTGTAATGGTTTTGTCCAATCTAATTTACGATCTACAACAGAATCTACTGGGTGGAAATTATAATAAACAGCACCAGCATAATTTTCAAACGTACCCTCAAACTCTTGTCTAAATGTTCTAATATCTATGTCTTGTTTAGCTTGTTCTATTTCTTCTGCTGATACCATACCACCTTGTATTGTGGTGTATTGAAAACTTGCCCATTCTTTATCTTGCTTTCCTTTAAGATACATTTCGTAACTCCAGTTTCCATAACCTTTTGGAGTTCCACACATTAAAACATCTCCCTGAGTGTCAGCAACAGATGCTCGTAATACTTCAAACCAAGTTCTTTTATCTATATCTGCAAACTCGTCCATTATTAAAAAGTTTAATCCACTACCTCGTAATGAGTCATAGTTCTCAGCACCTTTTAATGAGATGATGCTATTTGTTTTTCTTATTCGTATTGTAAGAGTTGTCTCGTTTATATCTTCTATCCAATTAAATTGATTAAGCATTTCTTTTAGCTTAGACCAACAGATTTCTTTTGCCATTTTAAATGTTGGTGCAACGTACCAAATGATTTGATTAGGTTGAGATGCGTATTTCATCATCTCAGTTATTGTTAAATATGTTTTACCAAATCTTCGACCTGATATTAGAACTCTAAATCTTTTATTGCACGAACTAACTTGATACTGAGGTTTGGTTAGTTTTATTTTCATATATTCGATATTTTTTATCGTACCAAAGAACTTTCCATTTTACTGATTTCTTGAACTTATTTCTTTTAGCATAATCTTCGCCCTCTTTTCTAGTAGCCCATACTTCGTTTGTGAAGAAGTGCCATCTTTGCTCTTGTTCGTTCCAAATTACTAGACAGTACATTATGAAGATGTGAGTTCCTGACAGCTAAAGTTCATTACCATTTTATTTTCATTAGAATATTCTACACCTAATTCTCTTATGACAGTTATGCCTTTTAAAAATCCAGCAGTTGCACAATCATAATGTGAGTTATAAGTGTTCATTTGTATCGGTTCAGTACATTGTTGTAAGACGGTTGAACATATTTGTATAACTAATAAAAATTTCATAGCCAGTTTATTATACCCCAAATACCGAACATAAGATACATTAACTCCATAAAAAAACGTGGCTTGTGTTTTAATCTGTAAGAATCAAATATCCAAATGCTACAAGACATAGCAGATAGACCCCAGCCAGTTGCTTGAAGATAATTAACTTTAAATGTTGTTAGAATTATAACACTAGATAGAGCAAGGAAAAATCCAAACCAACGAAGTCTCCGTACTATCCTGATCGGTATTCTCATAATAAAGATACTCCATAGTTGTTACCATTCGATTGGACTTG